TTAGCGTTAGACGCTGCCTGCTTGGCCATGAGTTGCGACTCTCCGTAGAGCGCCAAGCCGACCCAATATTCAACCTGCGGGAGCTTCAATAGCTCCGGCGCTTGTTTTACGGTCGCTTGGAACGCTTGGTTGAGCGCGCTGCCTTTTGTGAAGAGGTCGGGGAACAGGTTCTTGGCCGCTTCGACTGCTGGCTGCCTCTGAGAGAGCCATTCGCGTCGGGCGGGACCATGCACTGTCAGGACGTCGTCTGCGCGAATCAGGTAATTTTTTACCTCATCGGCGTCAACGTAGACCTCGGTGCCGTCCGGTTTACGCACGGTGGCGCCGTCTGTGTTGCGCAAAGCCCAGCGGCGAACTTCCTGAGCGCTCTTGATTTTCGCATCAAGCGCTTCGGCGGTATCGACATCGGCGAGCGGGTTCTCCGCGCTAGGCTGCAGGATCGGGCGCGAAGCCTCATTGACCTGCGATTCCAGCTCGGCGAGGCGCTTTTGGGCTTCCTCGTATTGGCTTTTGACGGTTGCGGCTTCTTCGGCTGCGGCGCGTTTTTGCGCGGTCAACTTATCGATTCTTTTCTGAACCTTATCGTGACTGACCGGCTTGTCGTCGTCCTCGCTGTCCTCGGAATCTTCGGATTCCTCGCCAGACTCTTCTGTGCTGTCCTCTTCGGAGGTTTCCTCGGTGTTCTCCTCGGTCTCCTCTTCGTTTGTCTCGTCTTGTAAAAGATCTTCGGCGTCATCCGCCGACTTCACTTCTTCCAGTTTCTGCTCCGGCATGCCGCCAGACAGCTCCTGTATAGCTAGTGAAACTACATCTATCCCTGCGTCATCAGACGCTACTTTCCCTTCCGCCATGGTCTAAACCTCCCAAGATGGTGCCAGAGAGTTCGTCTCTCAGTCCGATCAACACCCAGCGCCATGAGGGCGCGACTCCACGTTGATACATCTAGTATTCGGTAATACTGAACGGATGTCCAGTAGTATTTTTACTCAGCTTGGATAGCAAACGCATCACTTGTTACAAACTGTATGCACTTTTTGACATTGTCCTACGGCTTGCAACAGTTCCCGAGCGGGTATAAAGCCGTCGATTTTGACCGGATTGCGCCCGATTGGGTATAGAGCGGGAACATGGCTTTACATTGCGCGGCGCAGTGTCGCCGGATGCTTACATTGGCGGCTGGGAACCAAATCACGCTTGGACTACAGCGCAAAAGCTACTCCACGCGATGCGACTCCGCGCGGCGCGCTTCGAGCGCGTCCCACAGTTCCTGCAATGCGCAGAGCTGACCGGCCGCGTGTGCTAGGTATCCGCCCTCCTTCGCGGTCGCCATCGTGCTGCATAGCGTGACGGCGTCGGCGATGCGGTCCTGCAGCTCCGTCATCACGGCCAAGTAGGCATTGGGCGCCTGTGCGCGGCTGAAGGCGAGAGCGCCCTTCGGGTCGTAGTTGTCGGACACGGCATAGCGGTCCACCGGTATGGTTTTGGTTTTTGTGAACATAAGGTATTGGCGGCGGTGGCGGGATTTGCACCCGCTGTGACACATATTTTGCTGTTATTTTGTGTCAGACCACTGTCTGGCTGCGTGTCCTGCTCCACGCCGCACCGCCATGAGTGTAAGTTGTTTGAGTTCGGGGTTTGCGAATGGCGAATGGTTATATCCAGAAGGGATACATGACGTTGTTGGCGGCGATGACGTGCGGGCCGCACTCGCGGCAGATGGGGCCGAGCTGTTCGTCCACGCCATGGATGTCCTCAATACGAAGTCGCTTGCTACACACGCCACAGCGCGGCGGCTCTTTGCTGCGTCCGCGCCATGGCCTCGCGCGCGGGGGCGGCGGAACTATGCCAGTGGGAGCCACTAGTAGCTTCCTCCTCCGCGGGACATGAGCGTCTCGCCGTCCACGTTTCCGGCGCCGGAGAGCGCGATGAATTTCACGCAGTCAACCGGATCTTTCGTCGCGCCCTTCTTGCCGTCCGCTCCGGTATACGTCGCCAGCGCGTAGATCGTGTTCTTGCAGCGCTCCGAGATGTAGAGCTTTGGCTGGTTGAGCGCGTTGACCGGCTGCTCAGGGTTGTAGTGCAGCATGGAGTTGACCATGGCGATGCCCTCGTCAATCGAGTCGGCCGGTGCGGCGAGGAAGTCCACACCCAGCTCGCCCATCTCATCGATTAGGGTCGTCGGCATCTCGCGCGCGAGCGTCGGCGCGTTGCCGAAGCGGCTGTCCATGTAGCGCTCGAAGATCTTCTCGCCGTTCTCGACGCGCTTGATCTCCTCGACGTATCGCTCCAAGCCGAAGCCGAAATCGCTCTGCGCCGGTCCCGCCTTGCCGTCCATCTTCTTGCCGTCCGGCAGCGCCCACTCTCCGGCGTATCCGATAGATGGGATGTAGTCGTCCATACTTGGCCATTCACGATAAATTATGCAGCGACCGGCCGAGTCGTGAACGGACCAGAGCTGAAACCAGTTTCTACCGCTGGCCGGATCGACCCAGTGATACCGCGTACCCTCCGGCACGTCGCTGTGCCTGATGACGTGAACCTTCTCGTTGAATAGTGGGAAGCGGCCGGAGATGGCCTTGGTCGGCACGCCATAGGCGCGGCATAAAATCTTCTCCTTGGTTTCGTTTTGAAGCTCCCTGCGCATGCGCGACCATCCGGCCCATGGATTTGCTTTCGTGTGGAAATACAAGATCGGCCGGTTGCGCGTAGACACCTGCAGGAGCGGCACCTTTTCGTAGCCGGTGACAAGTTTCTGGCCGTTTTCCTCTTTGTGCAGTGGGAGCAGCTCTGCGTCGGCCTCTTCGATGGTCTTAGCGCCGTTGAGGTACGATGCGACTGTCGGGCTGTAGCCTTGGACCGGCGTAAACGTCACGGCGAGCTTGCCATTGCGGTCCAACAGACGGAATCGCAACGTCTCAATGAGCGAAAGACCGACTAATTCGTCGCAGTAGGCCATATCCAGCTCCGCACCTTCTATGACACTCAAATCCTGCGCGTAATTTTTAAAAATACAGACTGACGCGTTTGGAGCGACGAACTTGGCCTCTGAGAAACCATTTTTAATAGTAAAACTTATTGAAGTGACGGAACTCTTCCGTGCCGTCCGCCATTCCGGCGGCATAAATTTCCACAGACGCGGCTGCTGCGACTCGATGCTGGTCGCGGAGGTCTCGGCGAAGCACCAGACGACGGCTCCGGCCTTGTTATACATCGTTTTGATGATCTCCTTCGCGGCCCATTCCGTTTTTCCGCTGCGGTTTCCGCCAAGGACAAGCAGCTCTCTATGTTTTTCGAGGAGTTCGCTGGCCCTTTTCCATACCGGAGGCTCGTAGCCGTAGCGGAATGGGTCGGCCTTCTCGCGGGCGATCAATTCCTCGCGGGTTTTTAAGTATGTCCAGCCGTCCTCTGGTCCGAGTTTGCTCAGAAGATCGGTGTCGATCTTCATAATCGGATGCTCAGACGGCTGAAACCGTTGTTTCTGTTCGTTCACTCCCTCTGCGCAGACTCCGCTGCGCTCTCCCCTCTAAAATGTAATGGGCGCTGACTGGTTGACGCGCGGTCCCTCCCAGAACCGATTTGTTAAGCCGTGTCAGCGCCCAAAGTTGCTATGTCTAAAGTCGGATTCTCAGAAAAATGGAACTGGTCGCTGCGGACGTGTAACGGTTGACCGGTGGATTCCGGCACGAACGTCCAGATGTCGTTCGCCATGCCGCCCTGCGGCTGGACGTAAAGCAGCCACGCGGTGCCGACACCGGCGACTTCGGCGCGCATTGGATATGGTGACCAGCTAATCATGATTCTGACGCCCTTTTCTCGGCGTAATCGCGGATTCCCTTGATAAATTCCAGCGACGCCTCTTGAACGATGCTGTCGAGCCAGTCGTTGCAGGCTTCGGCTACTTCTTCCCAAGCCCCTTTGAGTTCGTGCCGCGCCTTGTTGCGCTCGCGCTCCATCTTGCGCGCGAAATCAATGTGAACAGCAGGCTCTCCGTGCCATAGGGGATGTTTGTCTGTTTCTGGCGTGTCAGTCATTGAAAAGCGTTCCCCTGTATCCAGCCTCAAGCATATTGAGCAAAGTAATGTCATCATGCCCTCGCAGCAGTTCGTCATGCACAACTGTCAGTGCCCTTCTGTAATTTCTTGCCTCGGCTTCAGCCTTCTGCGCTCGGACGGTTAAGTCTTTAACTTGGCGGCGGGACTTGCGGAGGATGCGCTCAAGTTTGCGAGAAAAGTCTACCGGCACCCAATACTTGTTGCCGTCCACTCCGTTGATAGGGGTCTTAAACATTTCGGTTAGCTTTGTTTCGCTCATCTCAAAAAAAGACAGGGCCACCGGCATTTCAGTGCCCAGACGCACGTTGGAGCCGGTGATGGTTAGCGTTCCCTGCCGGAGGGCTTCCTACACCGGCACATGCGTCCGGTTCAGAAGCCATGACCGCTTCGCCTATCTTGCGAAAAGCCCCATGGGCTTTTGTCAGCGATGCGGCACCTTTGTTTTGGCGGGGCTGGGCGATACCACGTCGGGACGAACCTAGCTGAACAGATTTCATGTCTGCCGCTTTCATCACCCCGCCAAAGAAGTGCCGGAGACGGTGCTGCAGCACCTTTTCAACGCGCGGGTTGCCAATCTTGTGGCCCCAGTGGGGCATGCATTTTAGCTGCATGCGTGCGAATAAGCCGTGGATGCCTCCCGAGATCGATGTGGCGCCGACCGGAATACTCCAGTCCATGGCGCTCATCCGTGTAGCCGCGCTGTCCGGCAAAGTGTTAAACATTGGCGCCCCTTTCGATCATTGCTGTGAATTCGGACACAGGAATCTCCACGCATGGCTCACTGTCCGCCGCGCAGCGTCCCAACGGTCGCTTGAAAAAGCCGACAGGATATTTTTTGCGCGTAATCGGCACTTGGTAAATTCCTTCGTCCCACTCGACAATTAGTGTTGTCGGTATCACGTCGCTAAACTGCGCAACGTGGACGTATTTCTGCAGGCTCCACTTAAACGTCGGATATTTGTTCTTCGAGTTGTAGCGGCGGCGCGCTTCGACAAGGTGTTTGGCCACGCCGTTGCGCATGAAAACGGCGTCCACCGGATACGCCTTGCTGCAGCGCTCGATCGTGTAGCCGTATTTGTCGGCGACCTCCTGCAGCATGCGCGCTTCGACCTCGCGGTGTTGTTCGGTTTCAAAATACATAGAGCGGCTCCTGTTTTATGCGGTTACAGGAGCGGGGTGATGAAATGACCAGACCACAACGTCCGCCGCATTTCCCATGACGCTCTAAAGTTTGATGGCGCCCCACTAGTCGTGCTCTGTGGGGCTGGGCATACCGGCTTGCTCCGAGGCGCACACCACCATGCGCGCCTGCACGAACCCGCTTTTGCCATCAGAAAATTCATTTCGCTTGCTTGCGCTTGCGCATCTCCGCGCACAACGCATCCGCCTTCTTCTTTGCCGCCGCGGCGACAAGTTTGGTGCGCTGCGTCTTCAGCAGGGCGATGGTCTTGTCGATTTCGGCAATTTCGTCTGTCATAATGCTGTATTTACTCATGAATCATGGCCGGATGGTCATGTGCCAAAGACCGATCTGGCTAACGCTGTAGCCAAACCAGACGACACCGGCCCAAAAGTTGTGCTGTATGCAGAATTGATCGATGGCCACGGCGAAATAGAGCAGGCCGACCAAGGCGATGAGGATTGCGGACGTCATTCCATGACCCTCCTCCATTTGTCGCGCCACATGCTGCGCGCCATGACTCCGGCGGCATCGGCGACGGCCTCTTCGCTCAGGTGGGGGAAACAGTCGTGCAGCAACTCATGGACGATGGTGTCCAGCTCGTTGATGCCGCTTTGCCGCGGATCAATGAACACACGGCCATCACCCATAGTGAGTCCGTCCGCTTTTTCGCGGCCGAGCTTCCTACGGATGATGGCGATGTATTTGCGGCGAGGCATCAGGCGGCTTTCTTGTAGCGGAGGTTCGCGTAGTGCAGATCGAGGCGGGCCTTGAACAGATCCCACTCGTTGTCCGAAGAGAACATCCACTCGATGCTGTGATCGTTTGCCTTCTCCTTGCCGATACGAACGACGGCGCGGCGCTGAACCTTCTGGTCCGGCCGGTTCTCGTTCCATAAGCGCTCATAGGCTGCGAGCTGCAGCTTCTGCGAGAGGTAGATGCCGGACGATGTCTTCCAGTCGAGCAAGACAATGCGGCCTTCCTTGTCTACGGACGGCGCGTCGATTGTGCCGCCAAACAAGTGCGCCTCGCTGACGAGCTGCACCTCCGGCTCAAGCACCGTGAGACCCTGCTCGTTCCAGAACGACAGGAAGTTATTGAACGCGACGCCCGCCTTCTCAATGTCGGCCGGTGCGAACTCGGAGAGGTCAGCCGCCCAACCGTGGAAAAAGCACTCGATTAAGAAGTGCGTGATCGTCCCGATGTCGGCCGCGCGGTCGCGCACCTTGCGGTAGTCTTGGTTCTTGTTTCCAAGACCCCATGCCCAGTGGATCAGGTTGCTCTGGTCATCGCCGATCTTGGAAATGGTCGAGGCGCCGACCACTTGCGTGCCGTCTTTGAGGATATATTTCTGGTGCGCTTTCAGCTTCTCCAAACGTACGAGTTTGCGTCCGTCTGCAGCGAAGCGCTCCGGCGCAGGCTCCGCGGCCTTGGCCGAAGGGGAGCGGCGTTTTGCCGCCCCCCTTTTGCGTGCAGTGATTGCCATTGCTACCACTCGACCTCTTCGTTGTTGGTTCCGTTCTTGGCCACGCGCATCTCGCGCTCAACGTGCTGGTCTTTGGCCTCAGTCACCTCGAAGCCGTAAGCCTCGGCGGTGCCGCCGCTGCTCCAAGTGACGAGATCCAAAATCTGGACTGCCTTGGGCTGCAAGGTAATTCCGGCGCCGAGCGACGCGGTGTACCAGAAGTATGGAACCACAGCGACCTTGAGCTTGCTCCCGCCGCCGATGTTTTCGTTGGTGATCTGACCGGCCGCGTCGAACAGCTTCGGCTGGCGTGTGTACGTCTCGCCGTCCTTGCTCTTGCCGGTCGCCTTGACCTTCAACTTGAGCTGCACCAGTCCGTCGTTCTCGCTCCACGGCGCTGCGTGGATCTTGAGCGTGTCCTTTTTCAGCTCGCGCTTTTTGTCGGCGACGAACTCCGAGAACATGGCCTCGATCTGTTTGAGAAACGGCTCCGCGTCTTCGGCGGACATTTCGAGGTCTACTTTGTATTGGCCTTCCTCGCTGAACTTGGTGTCCGGCGAGTTGAGTCTGGGATAGCGAGCAACGCCCGCGGGTGTGGTCAGGGTTTTATTCATTTTGTGTATGTGGGTTTGGTGTTTTTGGTTGGATGGGAAAATCGCTGTGGCGCATGAGTTCGCAGAAGTCCTCGAACGTGAGGGTGACCAGCATGCGGCAGTGATCCTTGCGATGGATCACGGCACAGTTTTTGCGCTCGGCGTCGCGGTAGGCTTGGGCGATAGCCGCATCGAGGTCGAAGCGCGCGCGGCCGTGGCGTTTGCACTCGAAGTGCCAATCCGGCAAGCAGGGCACAATCACGTCTGGTGCGGAGATCCCCCAAGATCCCTGCGAGACCTGCGCGCCCCGCTTTGCCGGAAAACCTTCGGCGGTCAGAGCCTTGGCGACCTCGCGCTCGAACGAGGCGCCTTTCTGTCGGGAATTAATCACTCGTTGATGGCCTCCCACAGCTGTTTATCCGGTGCGTAGACGCTGTTGCCCTCGTCGGTGAGCCGCGGCGCGGAGACGATGTTGCTGACCGGCGCCTTCGCGTCGAAGCGCGTCAGGCTTGGACGCCACGTCATATTCAAGGTGCCGGTGCGTCCGGCGCGGTGCTTGGCGATGATTAACTCCGCGTCCTGTGGTTCTGGCTCCTCGTCGGCGACCGCGTAGTAGGCAGGGCGGTGAACGAGAGCGACGAGATCGGCGTCCTGTTCAATGCTTCCTGACTCGCGCAGATCGGAGAGCTTCGGCCGGTTGTCAGGCCGGTTCTCTGCCTGCCGGTTGAGCTGCGCGGCGGCGACCACTGGAATGCCCAGTTCCATCGCCATCGCTTTTAGTCCGCGCGAGACGAAGCCGACCTCGTTCTCGCGGCTCTTGGCGCCGCCGTGGCTTACCAATTGAAGGTAATCGACAAAGATGATCTTCACGCCCCACCTGCGAACGGCCAACCTCGCACGTCCGCGGATGTCCAAGAGACTCATGCCACAGCGGTCATCTATGTACAGGGGTTCGCCAGAAAAATCCAAGGCAACGGAACCGATGCGTCGTTTTCCGGCCATATCGACAAAGCCATTGCGCACCAGCTCGGTGTTGGTGTTGGCGCGCGACAACACTACGCGAGCGGCTAACTCATTGGCGGGCATTTCGAGCGAGAAGTAGAGCACCGGCACCTTGCGACGCATCAGGTTGTCCGCGATGTTCATCATCAGCGCGCTCTTACCCATGGCCGGACGTCCGGCGATGATACTCAACGTGCCGCCGCGCAGACCGCCGGTCACCTGATCCAGATCAGCGAAGCCGGTGCGCAGACCTAGCGTCTGCTTGTTGTCCATGAGCGCCTCCAGCTCTTCGAGGAGCGAGGGCACGATGTCGGCCGCGCTGCGCATCGAGTCGGTCGGAGCGCCGAGACTGAGCGACAAGACACTTTCTCCGGCGGACTGCAGCACCTCGTCGGCGTTCGCGGCCATGTCGTTAGCCGCCGCTTGCATGGCGACTGCCGCGGAGATGATCGAACGACGGCCGTGCAGATCGCGCAGGGTTTGAGCATGGTATTCGAGCGCGGCGAGACCGCCGCACGCTTGCATAAGAAACTCGGTGATGGCTCCCGCGCCGCCGACAAAGGTCAGCTTCTTCTGCGCGTCGAGGCGCTGAGTGACCGCGATAATGTTTGGCACACCGCCGTCTGCGCGGATCTCGGTGATAGTATCGAAAATCGCGCGATGCGCCGGAGTGTAAAACAAATCGGCGTGCAGACCGGCAACTTCATCAGCGAGTTTCGGCTCGGCCATAAGTGTGCCGAGCACAGCCTTCTCGGTGTTTGGGCTTTGTGGGGTGGTGGTGGTTTTCATACAAAGTTGTCGTCGTCACTTGCTGCTATCGCCAGCATCGCCAGCGCTGCGAGAAGCATCGCAAACACGAACACTTGCTCCGGACTCATTGCGCTCCCTCCGGCGTTGACGCATTTCGTAGCGTCGCTTGAGCCAGCGGTCGCACGCTTCGTCCACCGCTATGACATCTTCTGCAACGTGGGGCCATACGTTCCGTAAAGTTTCTTTTAGTTCACTGCGCATGGGCTGCCGTTTCTACGTCACTCGGCGTGGTGGCAGCCGTGGGTTCTGGGTGTGGGCAAGTGTGGACAAATGCGGACGTGGGGGCAACAACTTTTAAGCGTTTTCTGCAAAAAATTTCATCCCAGTTTTCGCGGTATTTTTGGCCGTCTACCGGCCGCGGGGCGTCGCCCTTTCCGGCACTCACAGCGGCTCCTCCACGGCGAGCAGGGCTTCGTGTTTCTCGTCGCTGACGTCGGGAGACAGCGCCGCGCACCGCTTCAAGACGAGCTTGAGCCGATTGACGCGCTTAATCAGCTCACGCTTCTCCGCTTCGAGGTTGGCCATTTCGGCCGAGTTGCGCTTGTCCTCCGCTCGGTAGAACTCCAGCTCCGCGGAGGAGCCGAAGTTGCTACCGAAGCCGATCTCGCCGACCACTAGGTCAGGGTTCATTTCTTAGCCCTCCCTTGCTCTTCGGCGAGCCGCTCGATGACCGCGTTGAGCAGCAGGTAGAGCGCGTCGAGGGTGGCCTTGGCGTCGTCCACGGACGCGGTGATGGTTTCCATATTGATGGTGTACTCAGCCAACTTGGGCTGAACCGACTTGGTTTTAGCTGTGCGCTTTTTCATGGGTGTGGGAAATGATGAAGAGGGGGGTAGGACAAATGCTGTCCGAGGGGTTAATATGAAATTGATAACTGGGGGGGGGGGGGGGGCAATCAGTTATTAGGACGCGCGAGGGATTTTGCGACATCGTCTAGCAGTTCCCAATTGCTTGGCTTCCGGTGCCGCTCTGGGGAGTAACGGATTTTCTGCCTGCCGCTGATGTCGGAAAACGCCCAGAAAACAAACTGATTGATGTCTGACAGGTATGCCGCAAGGACGTCGAAGTCTCCAAAGGCGTAAGCCTGCTTGCTGCCGTTCCTTACAAACACCGCATAGCTTTGGTGCGACGCATCCCACCATGCCGTCTTAACCTGCACCTTGATTGGCGTCGTCCACGGTCTTAGCAGGCAAACATCGGTCGTCTGCGCGTGGCCGAAGGGCATGTAGATCTCCCAGTCGTGGACAATTGCGCCAGCGGCAAAAAGCATTTCAGCCATGTCGCCCTTGCGGCAGGACGATGGTTCCGTTTGGACGGCAGTCATGCCGCCTCCAATCTTGCGCGCTGCAGGCTGCGCTCCAAGGCGCTAGGGCCGGAGCGCTGCGGGGCAGGGGCAACCGGCGCGGCGCCATTCTTGCCGCGGAACTTGTCCACCCATGGCTTGATGTAACCGCTCGCAATCGCCGTCTTGATCGCCTCGACCGCCTGCCACTCGTTCACCGCGGCCAGCTCGCCGAGAATGATCCGCGCGGCCTGATCGGTCAGCGGGTGATGACGACCCTTAATCTTGCCGCGGCGAAACTCGACAAACTCGCCCCACCATTGACGGAAGCCAACGCTGTGGGGTAGGGGGCGGTCGGCGGACCAAGATTCGATGCCCTCGACCTTGGCCTTGCGCGGTTTGGATTCGGGGGCGCCGGTTGCTGTCTCGTCCTTTTTGGGGGGATGCGAAGGCGACGAAGTCGCCGGAGTGTCACCTAAAGTATTGTTCTTATATGTTCTTATAGTTGGGGTGTCAGAAAGACACCGCTTAGGTGTCGCGCTGACACCACTTGGGTGTCTTTCTGATACCTGTCTTCCTGACACCGGTGTCGCGCTGACACCTATCCCTGTGATGCGCCAAACGGTCGCCTGCACGCCGTCACCGGCCGTCCGGCGAAAGCCCTTCTTCATCTCTTCGAGCTGCTCGGATTCCTGCAAGCGGCGCAGCGAGCGGATCACCGTGCTGCGCGACAAGCGGGTTTTTGACTGCAGCTTCGCCCAGCTCGCGTAGCAGTTGCCGTGTTCGTCCGCATAATCGGCCAAGGCGAGGAGAACCAAGAGGTCGGCGCCCTGAGCCTTGCTGTCGCCCCATACCCATGTGGTCGCGGCGACGCTCATTGTGCCCTCCTGAGACGGTTGCGCTTGCTGATATCCGAGGACTCAAACTGCAAGACACCCTCCGTCGTGGCCATGCCGGTGTATTTGCACCTGAGCGTGTCGAAGGGTGGGCAGACCGGCTTCCAGCTCTCCGCGTCCTTCACCCAGCAGATGGCGCGCTCGGACCAGTTGGGGATACCCTCGATGTAGAGCATGCGCGCGTTCCGCGGGGTCTGAGCCTTGCAGAGCTTTACGTTGGCGAACTCGTCGCCTTGCTCGATGCCGACCTGCCGCGCGGTCTCCTCGGCCAGCTCCTTGGCGGACTTGGGGGCGGCGACTAGGTTGGCTTCCGGCTTTGACTCCGCGGCCGTCACCGGCTCAACCGGCGGGGCGGCTACCGGTTCGGACACCGGATTAGGACCGGATACCGGCTTGGGGGCGGGTTGGGGTTGAGGCTTGAAGGCGGCTTTGGCTTTTTCGATGAGGTTTTGCATGGGTGTTTTTGTGAAAAATTTTGCGAGGGCTTACCGGTCGGGGGTTTGCGAAGAAAAAATCAAGTCAGACCCCCTCCCCCCCTCTGTACAGAGGAATGTGCGAGGGGTTAATCGCTGTGGCTCCATTATACATTCTGGACATAGTATTCGGTTATAGCGTAAGTCGTTGAACACCAGCATCGATGATCTCCGGTTTCGGGGTGGAATTGACCGGCGGGAGCGCTGCCGCGGCCTTTTGCGGCGTGTCTCCGCTCACCTCGACCGGTTCAAACGCCACATCCACCACATCGCCACGCGCCTTGAGTCCGGCCACGAACGTATCCCAAGCCTCAGCGGCCGGTGCCGTGACATGCTCGACGCGCTGCGTGGCGCCGCCTGAGAGCAGCTCTGATTTCTCCGTTGCAACCGCGGACATGATCGTCAGCTCGTGCGACTTCATGTCCGGTATCCTCTCAAAGAGTTCCGCGGTCCCTACGGCAGCCAACGTCTTCCAGTTCTTCGAGGTAATTTCGCGTGCGCGTTCCAGCAGCTCCGGCCTGTTGCGTATCAGCGCCATGATCGTGTGGTAGCTGGTGTTAAATGCGCGGCACATCTCGCGGATAGACATGCCAGCCATGTGCGCCGCGGCGATCTTCTCAGCCTTCGCTTCGGGCACATCGAGGCCGGTTGAGCGACCCACATGCACAGGGGCAATCTCTGGCTCTGGCTTGGGCTTCTTCGCCTTCGGCTTGGATTGTGTCTTAGGTCTTCCCATGGTCATTTCGCTCCTCCTACCCTGCCGCTCAATAAAAGCGCCTCCTGCTTGATTTTAGCCGGTCCACTCTGCGCTGAGATGTCGTTCAAAATCTTAACCAGACTTCGCATCACGCTCTTGGCCTTGGCCGCGGTGCAATCCATCGCCCAGAGGGTGAGATGACCGCCCATGATGGCGTAACCGAAGCGCCGCGCGCCCTTGATGCGACGCAGGGCGCTGGACAGCTCCTGCACGCGGCTTTGGATCACCCAGCGCTTGCCGCTGGTGTTCCAGTAGCACAGCGCCGCGGGATACCGCGTCAGGCCGGTCTTCGGGTTGACGCTGTTGGTCGTCACTCCGCGTCCTCCTCGCGTCCGCAGCGGATAGCCCAGAGGAACATGAAGCCGTACGCGGCGAGCGCGCCAATAGGCATACCCGCGGCGAAGCCGATGAAGATGAAGCCGAGATCAGCCACGGTGACGCTTCCTCCAGATGCGCTGCGCGATGACTAGCATGATGTGCGCAGGCACCGTTGGGGCGGCACCTCGGTAGGTCTTAGTTTTCTTTCCGGTGTTCATGTGGGGTTAGGCTTGGGCGTTGGTATCTCAGGGCAAATCGGTAGCCGCTCATGAAGGCATCGCGGCGACCGGAGGCGTGCGCCGCGAAGTAGGCTTCTTTGCGGGTGAGGTGAGCGGACGCGCGTCCTTTGCGGAAGGCGCGCGAGCTGTGGTCTATGAGGTCGGCAAGGATCTCGGTGCCATCGCTAACGCGGTCCATCGCCATAGCGGCATTCGAGCGCCAGCGAGAATTGCTCTCGTACGTCTCAAGGCTGAACGCTTTCGCGCGACGAGTGAGCTGGTGTGCGGTCGTCATGCTGCAACCTCCATGCGTTGCAGCCGGTTGATCTCGCCACATGCGGCGCGAACAAGCTGCGCTCTGAGATTGCGGCTCTCACTGCGGGCTTCTCGCATCATCGCGTCGCACTTCATGTTGTCGTCGCGCAGTCCGTCGTTTTGCTGCTCAAGGTCAGCGATACGGTCCTTGAGCTGGATGGTCTCGTTCCGGTAGCTGTCGCGTGAGGCGCGCAGGCAGCGGATCAGGTCATCCTTGTCGATTTTGTCGCGGTAGGTAGTGAGCTGCTCTTCGGTGTTGCGCAGTTGCGCTTCGAGCTGTTTAATCCGGTCGGCGTCGCTCACTACGCTTCCTCCGGTTCATAGCTGTGCTTGTCCCAGCCGCGCTGCGCCTTGCACACGTCCGTGAATGCCTTCTCCATGGCAACGCTCTGCGCGAGCATGCCCACGCTCATCGCGTTGACCATGGCGACGGCGAGGCGGCGCGCTTCGTTCCTCTCCTTGATCAACTTGAGCAGGGGAGATTCGAGCTGCGGCAGCGACTCGACCAAGTCAGCGACCACCGCATTGACCACATCGGCGGCGCCGAGGCACTCAGGGTTGCCGCACTCGCAGGCGTCGGCTTCGGGGGTGCGAATGAGGTCGATCATGACCGACCTCCGATGCGGTTGATGGCTTCGAGGGCGATGAAGACAGCGAGCGTCAGCGCCACGGCGGACATGAACGTGCTGTCGGTGAGGTAGCTCAGGGCTTCGAGCATGGTGGGTGTGTTTGTCATAAAGGTTACTTGCTGGTGCGTAGGGCGCGCTTCTGCATGAAGGCTTCGAGCGCACGATAGGAAATGCGTGTCCCTCGTTGTCCGCCCACGCTGAACGCGGCGAGTTCTCCGGTGCGGATATAGTTTTCGAGGACGGTGCGGCGGCAGCGGACGGCTTTGGCCGCTTCGGTTACGGTGAGGACAAGTGGTGGTGTCATGGCTTGAATGTCCGGTGTTATCGGACAAATGCGGACAAATGGCAAGGGCTTTTTTCGGGGTGGTGCGTCATAGGGTGAACACCCCATGCGAGGTCTGTTGGCAGTTGTTGACTTTGTGCGGACTTGAGCGGACGTTTGCGGACGCTATGAAACCAACAACCAAGGCGGCGGCACGTCGTGACGGAAAAAAAGTCACGGTCTCGCTGCTGCCCAAGACACACGCCAGACTCAATCGCGCCGCGCCCGCTCACCGCGTCTCGAACAACCGGTATGTGCAGATGGCCATCGAATTTTTCCTCGACTGCGAGGAGGCTTTCGGAGGCCCGCTCACGCCACAGTTCCGCGACGCCACGGTCGGCCAATTGCGCCGGACGCAGGAAAAGCTGAAGCAATTCCTGTCGGAAGGGTGATTTTTTTGGCCCGATTTACAGAGTAAAACGCACTTTTTTTCATGTGGGGGCTAAAATAATCCTTGTGCTGTCCGTAGATGTCCGGTAATGTCCGCACTGTAATGAATACACACACCAACACAATGGGCGCAGCGAACACCACGGCTGCGCAGTTTGTCGTCAAATACGTCGCGCATCCCGTGTTTGACCCGACCGAGCGCGAGGCGACTATCTCGGATGATGCCGCCTTCAGCGAGGATCAGATCGCCGCGAAATTTGTGACCCGCCACGGCGGCAGCATCATCTCGGTAGCGCGCGTCCGCGAACCGCATAAAGCAACAAGGCGTCCCATCAAAGTCGGCACATGCTACACCACCGCAGACGAAAACGGCGTTGCCGTCATCGGCGCGATGGTCACATGGAACGATGGCGAGTCTGGCGAAATGACTTGGCCGAACACGGATGCGTTTAGCGCCTTCCAAGGCCGCTACTACTACGGAGTCTGACGGAGGACAAATCATGAACACACACACCACACTCACCGAGCTAGACGCGGCAATCATCGCCGAGGAGCAGGGCTGGGAATATTTGCCAGCATGCGACGAGGCGTTCCTGCTGCTGGCCGAGGCCGAAGAGATCAAAGCTGCCGCCAGCGCGCAGCCGATCGCCGCGGCGCCACAGCTCAAGGTCAACAAGCGCAGCCTCCGCGCGCAGCTCATCCGCGAAACCATGGTCGCCGTGCGCGACTGCGAGGACGACCAGTCCATTGGCTGGCACATGATCAACGACGACCGCTGGACGGCCCTGTTCGAGGGCAAGGACCGGCAGGCCGAGCATGACTACGTCTACGGCGTCATCCGCTTCTGCGAGCGCGCCCTGCGCTACAACCAGTAACCGGAGGCCAAAAAATAATCCTTGCCATGTCCATAGAAGTCCAGTAATGTCCGCACTTGTAATGAATACACACACCACCACCAACGCCGCGCAGCCTCACTTCTACAAATTGATCGAGGTCGTCGCGGACCAACTCAGCCAAATGCAATACGACGGCCATCTGCCGGACACCAACGCGTTCAACGACGTCGTGTCCGACCTTTACGGCGCCGCCATGGATCTGCACGCGGCCGAGGCCGAGCTCCACATTCAAGCCATCGAGCGCAACCAACGCGCTTCCTAACCACCAACCACATGAAAACACACACCACACACATCCGCTGGAACTTCAACCAGCAACTCACCCGCCTCCGCACCGGCGACCTCGTCCGCTACGACGGCAAGCCGGTGCGCGTCGAGCGCGTCACACCCACGGCAGCCTACATCGCGCTGCCGGTCGAACCCCGCACGTTCACCACCCTGATGGGCCAGACGGTGACCGTGAAGGCCAAGCCGAAGTGCGTTGCCATCTCGGCGAACTCGGAGATACCTGTGTTGAACCGGAGGGCTGCGTGATGAGCAAATACACAACCATCCAACACGAAACCCTGTCGGACGGCAGCAAGGTCTACAACGTCGCCGTCTGTTCCGATGCGGACTATCCAGAAGAAAGCACCGCGACGTTTCACTGCATCAACTCAGAAGCCGCGATGCTTTTTGCCGAAGGCGTTGACGATTTAATCGCCTCGTATGTTATTGGCCGCGCAGGCAAACGCTAACATGACCACCGCACGCATCAACAAAGCCATCGCGCACCTCAACCTGCGCGTCCACGGCAACAAGGATGGCTATTTCTACTTCCTAGATGCCGACACCGGATACATGCACGGCGAGTGCGTCATGGTGCCTTGCCTAAACAGGCTGTCGCTGCAGCAGTGGGTTGAAGAAGCCGAGCAAGCGCGCAAAAGCAACATCATCGAAGGTATGAAGGAGGACGCATGAGCACATTCAAAATCAACGCCATCGCGGAGACGGCCGCGTTGTTCAACTCGACGCACGACTACGACCTGAGTGCGGCGCTCAAGTTGACCGAGCTGGTCATCAGCCACGCGCACATGGTGCAGCTCGCCCGCAAAGAAGCCGCGGACCCGCAACTCATGCTGCCCATCGAGGAGGTCGCATGAGACCGCTCGCCATCCTCGCGCTGGCCTTGGCAGGCTGCGCCGCCACACCCAACGACTACAACACCGAGCAGGCGCTGCCGGTCCTGACGATTGACATTCGCAGCATTCCGACCGGCGCCGTCATCTACATGAACGCCGAGTATGTCGGCACCACACCGCTGCAGCTCAAGGTCGTCGCCGACAAGTTTGGCAACTGGCAGAAGCCGACACGCTTCCAAGCGTACGTCCCGCACGATACGCAGAGCTACGAGGAGGCGCTGTATCCCTCCGGCTCTCGCGTGCCGTCTCGCCTGCTGCTGCGCGTGCCGCGCTACACGCACTGGTACAGCGCAACGCAACCCAAGGCGCCACAGACCGCGCAAACCCTGCAGGTCCGATGATGCGCCACGATTACTTCGCCACCGGCACCTTCCCATGGTCAGGTCTGCGCCTTGCTGGTCGCGTCTTTGACTCGCCGGAGCTGTTCTCGATGATGCGCCGCCAGTGTCTGAGCGATGGCTGCGTGCGCAACGCCTGCCTCGAACTCGATGTCCTGCCATACGCCGAAGAGGTTGCGGAGATTGAGGCGCATATTTGCCGCATGGAAGCGGCTTACTGCTGACGCAAAACGGCCGCGGGCATCTCTGCCAGCGGCCGCTAGGACTACACCGGCTTCAAGCCGAGCCACTCGAACAGGACCGTGATCCAGCTCAAGTTGCTCCGCTCGCCGACAAACCCTGTCGCGCCATAGGGACCGTAGACGATCCCCAGCGCCGAGGATGTTTCGTAACGCATCTGCGCACCTCCTTTCCGCTATCTATTCTACCACCTTAACGTGGATAGATTTAGTTACTTTTTAGACACATCGCACCGGACATGTCTAATTGGTGGACTTATCCCAGACTGAC